GTACTTTCCTTAATTCATGGAAGTTCTTTCTCTGATTATCAGTCTGGTTACGTTGTACTACTAAAATGTCGTCAATCCTTTCTAATTTGATGTCTGTGTTATAATTAAATGCTTGAAGTGCCTCTACTTGAGTTTCAAGCTCTTCTATTCTCTCAAAGGCTTTAGTCCTGTTTTCTATTTCTTGGTCAAGTCTTATAAGTGCTTGGCTTTTAAAATCTTCAAATTCCTTTCTTAATATTTGGTTATCATTTCTAAGTAGTCTTCCTGCTATGTCAAATTGTCCTGATAAGTCTTCAAGCTCTTCTAATCTCTTGACTATATTTGCATTAAACTCTTCTTGCTTTAAGAACTTAATATTTGTTTGATCGTTCATTCTTGGTATCCGATCATCATATGTGTCATTGTCCATAGTTCCTCCTAATTGATTATTTCATTTGGCATATTATCTGTTATTCGAGTTTGTATGTTTTTGATTTCATTAAGGTAATCTATAAATCCCGGTTTTCCATCTCCTGATCCTGTCTCATACATTTCTTTGACTTCTTCATATAGATGGTTTAGTGAATGTCCTATTACTTCTAATTCTCTTTCTGTAAATATCATTGAGTCTCCTTTAAAGGTTATAATTTAGGTGCATGTTTCAACCCAAACACCCCAACAATTCATAAAAGGTTAAAAAAAAGGTTCACTTGGTGAAGGTTTCTTTGATATTTCTTTGACTTTTCTTTGATTTTTAGTTCGTGTAAGGCTTATTCGTACAGAATCGTATCCGTCTAAGGCTTAAACGGATGTTATTTTATAGTTTTTATTAGCTTTGGTCTGGCTTTTGCTTGTAAGGTGTTTGGTACTTCCCTGATAGGTGTTCGGTACTCTGCCTACTTCTTAAAAAAAAGGTAATCCTGTGCAAGAGTTTTAGCTCCTACACAGGACTACTTAACCTCAGGTATTGGATTTTACACAGTAAGCAATGTATTGCTCTGTTATTGCTAACATCTCAGGCTCTTTCTTAGCCTTGGATTTGTGTATTTTATTCCATAATTTGAAAGAAAGTTTCATTACTTGCCTTTCTTAGTACCTACTTTTGCAATCATGCTCAACGCATCCATTGCTGTAAATACTGTTAAGGATATAGGAAGTAATGATAACTTTATTGAATGGAGTTTTAAACCACTCCAAAGCCTCTTTATAAATATTGCAATAAAGAAACCTAAGAATAGGTAAACAAATCTCCAAGGTGAGATACGTCCCTTCTTCATTGATTTACGAAAATCGTTGAAGAATTTCTTTATTCTCATCCACCAAGAGCTTTTAGTAACTCTCTTCTGGAGTTTTTCTCTTTGCTTGTTAGCCCATTCTGCGGCTACTTCTTCAGCACTTGCTATTGTCTGTTCCATCTTTATTCTCCGCTTTATAACGATTAGAGTAACGGCCTATCGCAAAGAATACTACTGCAATTACGATAAGCCAGAAATTGATTAATATTAATACTACGAGTATCAATATGAAAATGAGAACATTTTCAGAAACTGAGTTCTTCTTCAGCTTCAGGCTCATTATTTTCAGCATAGTCCAGCATTTCATCATAAAGTTCTGGAAAAACTGGTGCTTTATATAGGCAAAGTCCATGATTACCTCTTTCGTATATAAGTTCCATAATGTTCCTTTATTCTAAGGTTTAAAGGGGGCTGAATGCCCCCCTTATGGTTATGCTTCTACTTCAAATGGAATGTCATCTGAAGTAGCTTGAGCTTGATCCAACGCATCGCTGTATCTCTTCTCAATCTGTTCTCTAAACCAATTCATGTCATCGTGGTTGAGAGCTTCATCCCCTTCTGACATGTACTTTGATGTAGACATAAAACTCTTTAGAGTTGGACTCCAGATACATTGAAACCTGTAATACTTACCATTCACACAGGCTTTAACTATCTTCATCCGACTGCCACCGTCTACTAACACTTCAAATTCGGGCAGTTTCTTTGCTTCTTCAGCACGTTTCTGAGTTGATGCTTGGAGAGCTTCTTTCTCCGCACGTTCTGAGTCACGGTCTGCTGTAATAACTGCAATTTCTTCACGCAGTTCTTCTTTTGTTTTACTAGCCATCTTGTTCCTTTATATGATGGGTTATGCCTCTAACTGAATGTCAGAGACGATGGTATCCTACTACTGCCGAGGGCTTCTCCTCTCTTCAACTCCTAGGAGCAGTAGCAGGATGTTAAGGTAATGAGATGTTTTTCCCAAACACCCCATATTCCTTAATAAAGGTTAAGAATATTTCTTCATAAAATCCTTCATCTTAATACCTTTAGATTTTAGTATTTTTCTAATGGCAGTTTTAAGTCCTTCAACTTTGCCGAGATTCCACTTTATCTCTTCCATATTGACATATTGACGACCAGCCATATTGCCAAAGTTGACTTCTTTATCACACCATCTTAAAATCTTCTTTGCTTCTTTTACTAGAGTGTCTTCAAGTTCCATTTTTTCCTTTCTTTTGTAATGGAGTATTAGGAATTTTTTCTCCGGTTAATTTGAAGAGAATCCAGTTGAATCCAGAAATCTCTCCTCTACGAAATGTAGATTGAATTGTTGTATCTTGTCCTTCTTTCAAATAAGGACTTTCTCGTAGTTCACCAATACAGCTACGACATTCTGCAATTACTTCATCTATATTGGTTAAATTAGGACTTAAATCCTCATTATGAGGCCAATCAGTCATTCTAACCTCCTTGTCCGTAATCTGCTTCTTCTCTATCATATTCGTCTGTTCTTTCTGCTCTACCGAAATGATAGCCTAGTTGCCATTGATGTTCTATTTCTTCTCTTACTCTTTGCAAGAGTGCATCAATCTTTTTCTTGTCTGTATCATGCATATTTCCTCCTATATCATTGGTTCAATTATTAAGTATGCAACACCTAAGAATGTTACTACCATGTAAAGATCACGAGCGTAAGTAAGAATACTAGACTCGTGTGTTTTCCTGTATGTTTCCATTAACTTATCAAATTGTTCCTGTTTCATACTTCCTCCGTTGTTGATAATACTCTATTGAACTCAGCCATGTCTTCTTTGTGTTCCTTATGTAAAGGTCGTAAACCTTTCATTAATTTATTCCATTCATTACCAGTAATTTCTCCATTATATATTTTGTAAAACAAGACTTCGATTAATGTGTCTGTACTAAAGTCTTTTATTCTTATTGTAGGCATCTCTGGCATTCTTACTGAAACACTTCCACCTCTATTACAATATAAATCATCAAACTGCCAACGATCTTTTCTGCGAGGGAACAGCTTCTTTAATCGTGCTTGCTTTGCATCTTGTTCTGCTTGCCATTTCTTCTTGTTAAACTTTTCCATAATTCCTCCATTGGTTAATAGTATTTAATGTTGTTTGCTTTGCAATATGCAATATGCTTGGCATCCGCAATGTCTGCTTCACAGATGCGGTCAAGCTCTTCCTCCAGATGTTTACGAAACTCCGGGTCTTCTAAACACTTCTCAAATTCCTCTCGCTCACGTTGCTTCTCATCTTTGCTCTTGAATCTCATATCTACCTCTCTCGTTTATGGTTAAATGAAGAATGTTTTGCCCAAACACCCAATTATTCTAACTAAGGTTAAAGAAAAAACTTGACAATGACTTTTAACAATATCATTGTAATGAATACCCTTTACTATTAAATAACTCAAAGCTATTTAACCTCTATTAAGTAAATAGGTGTGCTTGGGAAGTAATATATAAATATATACTATGCTAAAGGTTAGTTGTTTAGGGTAACAGATAAGACGTCCATTACCCTGTGAAGGACTCAACTGAATTGTTTTCTGAGCCATATGTGATTATCATACTCTCGAGAATCTTCTACGAACAACTCATAGAGTACATCACGGAAGTTCAGAGTGTTATTCTCCTTACTGTAGAAGTAATCAGCCATCTCTTCAATCAATTCACTATGCTTAGTCAACCACGCCCTGAAGATGTCAGACAGCTTCTCAGCGTTCGGTTGGTTAATTGAGAATACTACTCCTTCTCTTCGTACAGTAGTCAGCAGTTCAAGGTTCGTCATCGTCTCTCTCCATCTAAATTACAAACTTAGGAAGGAGAAGACCATCTTCCCCAAACACCCCAAATTCTTACCCAAGGTTAAGTATTTTTTTTAGATCAGTACACCCGGGGGGGTGGGGTCACAAAACTGCGTTTTGTCCCTGTATGATCGTCCCCTCTCTCTACGCAGGGTGAGGAATGGTGTTTACATTTGGAAACCTTATTTAGAAAATTCTGAAAAAAGGTTTGCACTTAGGAAATAGATTTTATAGATTTAGATATAATTAAAAATAAAACCGCTTGCCATAACTGGTTTTGATACAGGAAGAATTATTCAAGATAGCACAACAGAGATCGGACACACACAAGGGTCATGCATCACAGAGGGTATTATCTGAAGATTACAATGTAGTTGGAATAAGTGGAGAAGCGGCATTTGCAGAGGACTTTTCGTTAGAAGTAGATGAGTCAGTAAAACCATCAGGTGATAATGGTATAGATTTTCTATTGCCGTTATATTTCACAGTTGATGTAAAGACTGCAAAGAAAGCCTACAATCTTTTATTGGAGGAGGGCAAGGTACTATCAGACATATATGTACTTGCAGACTACAATGAAGGAGACACATTTTTAGTTGGATGGGAGTGGGGAAAGATATTGAAGCAAGCACCAACTAGAGATTTTGGATATGGTGTAATTAACCATTACATTCCTGCCGAAGAGTTACGACCAATGCGAGAGTTGTATATCAAGTCATTAAACTATTCACACTAGGAGATAATATGCCACAGGGAAAAGGAACATACGGAAGTCAGGTAGGTCGTCCGTCTAAGAAACGCACTTCATATGTTAATGACAATGGATGGATATCTAAATTAATGCCTGATCTCGATTTGTTCCCCGGTACTGAACAGGGATTAAAAAAGTCTATGCAACACGGAGACCCTATTGGGCGACAAGTTTCTAGGTCTATACTTACCAATAATAAGGGACTGTGGAAAACTATTGGTAAAAATTGGACAGATACCCCGAAAAGAATTGGTAAATTAATAAAACAAGTGAAAGAATCTGGATTACCTCAACCTATTTTCCATCCTATGAGTTTAAAAAAAATAAAGTATATGGGTGAGATGTATAAGAAATCACAAGAAGATAGTATAAAAAAATCTAGAAAGAGACTTGATCAAAGTGGTAAAGTTTAATGACTCTTAACACAGAGAAGTTCATAGATACCTTTGTTGAGACAGGCGATTACCTAGTTTCAATGAAGGATGCAGGATTCAAGGAAAAGAACGCTTATAAGGTAAAACTGAAAGGCAGGGAGCTTCTTGACCAGAACAGGGATGAGGTTGATAAGAAGTTTCATGCTCGTTTGAAAGAAGGTGGCCCAAAGGCATTAGGTGTAATTGAGCGTTTAATGGATACCTCTGAGAGTGATACTGTACGCCTCAATGCGGCAAAAGAAATGCTTGACAGGGGAGGACACAAGGTATTCAATGAAATGGACACAGGACGTACCATAGAAGAGCTTAATGCACAGTTGGTTGCCTTAGTTGGAAGCGATGGTGCAAAGATGCTTATTGGTGCATTTAAGAGTCGTAAAGTAATCTCAGGCCCACAACTTACCGATGTCTGATAATAAAACAAAAATAGTTTGGAATTCTAAAAAAGGTCGCTACGAAAAGAGTGATACCGGCACTTTTATAAGTGAAGGTAGAGAAGCAAGAGATATGACATTAGGCGATATTGGGACAAGTTTTGCCTATGGTGTTGGTCTTGGTTCGGCATGGATGGCATCAAAACCACTAAGAAGATGGGGAAGTGAAATACATGAAGATTTAAAACAAAAACGAGCAGATCGCCAGCATATACAAAAAATATCCAAGCCATTTACAGGTACAGACCGACAACGATTATGGAATCTTCATAAAATTACTAAGAAAGGATGGGTTGAAAAGGAGGGTATAAAAAGAGGTAATGCTGTGTGGAACTTAATGTCAAGAGGAGACAAGATAATAAGTAGGCACAAGGGAGAAATGAGAGAGATGTTTCATGCTTTCGGAAAAGAACAAATGGCGAAAGAAGGTAAATATCAGATAAAATCTCTACTTACAGGTTCAAAAGCAGATACACTTGAAAGTAAGTTAGTAAAAACTACAACAATGAAAATGAAGAAGCCTCTTACAAGATCAGAAAAAATCTTTGTTAATATGCGCAACCGCCCACCAGAAGTATCAAGGATGCATATTGAAGGTAAAAAAATCTTGCCTGATCCTAAAAATGTTATTGGGAAATATGAACAGCTTGGAAGAACGAAATACCGTGAGGCACAAAATGTAGAAGCAACTAAACTCGCAAAAGGTAAACAGAAACTCCTATCAAAACAATCTACCAGAAGTAAAGGTGGTGGTAAATCTGGGGGTGGAGGCGGTGGTAAGTTTGGTATTATAAATCGTGCTTTAGGTGGTCGATCTCCGTGGAATTTACTTAGAAGTAATAAGAATTACTAATGGCTAAAAAGATACTCTTCACAGGCTTAGATAAAGCCGATTTTAAGATGGGCGACAAAATGTTAAAAGTAGTTCGTCCACTTGCTAAAAAATATGGTGTAAAGAACATAACTCTTATTCATGGTGGGCGACCTAAAATAAGTAAAGTAGATGAAAATGTTGTAGAGTTAGGTAAACATACAGGACTAAAAGTTGAAGAAGACCCACTTCAGTATTCTAAATATCCAAAAAATGCGGCTGGTATAAGAACCCAACAAAGAATAGATGATCCTGACTTGATTCATTTCAGTTTTGATTCTAAAGGCAACTTATCACAGAAAGATAAGTACCAGACCTACTGGAAGAACAAATATGGTGAAATAGGTGCTGAAACAACTGGAGATTTTCATAAAGGTAAAACAGGAAGAATACTCAAGTTCCCACGAAGTACAGTCAAAGATAATAAGGTAATAGGTAAAAATACCAGAGAAACCTCCAAGTTTAAATCCCTCCTAGATGAAATAGAAGACGATACTAATCCAGAAAGACGAGCATCCGGGGTTAGATATGCAAAGAATGTAGATAAAATTACTAAAGAAAACTTCGGGTTCAATATGATTACTTCAAAAAATCAGGGTCGTATTGATTATCTGGAATCAGGTGGTGTAATGACCACAGATGAAAAGGGTTTACCAAAGTTAATCCGTGAACAACCTTCCTTTAAGAGAGAATACAAATCAATTGATGATTTTGAGCAGAATACATATGTAGAAGATACAAGCGATCTTGGCAGGGAAGGTCAGAGTGAATATGGAGGAAGCGGTAGATTGCCTACAGGTTTTAAAGGAAAAAACAAAGGTACTCTACTAACTGAGCCTACAGTCGTGTCTGTGAAGCGTACAGGTGATATGACTGATAGACAGATTCGCAATAGGAATCCTTATCCTCAGTCTTCTATGTCAGAAATTACTGGTTCAACAGAATTTGAAGATTATAAAGGTCAGAAGCAGGAAGGTGGACGTAAAATTGAAATTAAGAATAGTCTGAAACAACTTACCGATGTAACTGATATTACAGAAGAAGCTACTGGAGAAGATAAAGCGGAAAGCGGTAAGGGTGTTGAAAGACATAAAACAAGTCATCTTCTTAGAGAACAACCAATCAAGGATAGAGTTGAACTTAAACGAACATTAAAAAGATATGCACCAGTATTTCAAAGAATTGCAGAAGCAAAGAAAACAGCAAGAACCTCAAGTAATATACCAAGAAGAGTTAAAAATCTGAAAAGACTGGATAATGTTGCCAGAAACCTTGCAAAAAGGATTCCAGACAGACTAGCATTTGATGCGGCACAGCTTACAGATTCTACAACTCCTGCACGTTCCTCTACTGTACAATCTTCTGGATTAAAGAATGTTCCTGTTCCTAAAGCTACTAAAGTCGAAAAGGATAAAGCATTAAGAGCCAAGATTGCTAAAGGGCCACATGGCGGTATAGAAAAGCATGGTACAGAAGAACATTATAAAGGTTGGAGTGACAGGACTAAAAAGACCAGAATAAAATTACAGAATCAACAAGCGGCTAAATCAACGAATATCAAAGGAATACTAAAAGGATTGAGCAATTTAGGCAAAAGAGTAAGCAGAGGACTAGGGCCACTAAGTATAATACCTATGATAACTGGCGTTATAAGAGAAGAGCATGAAAGAAAAAAACGTCCATATAATGTCCTGACTGATCCAATATGAGCAATAAGGCAGAAAAGGCAATTGAGATTGCAGAGAAGATAACTGATCTCTATGAAACTAATAAACTGCTTCAATATGAACCATATGAATACCAGAAGCGGTTTCATGATGCAAAGGATATGAAGGGTCGCCTTGCTAGGCAACGTCTCTTGATGGCGGCAAATAAAACTGGTAAAACATTCTGCGGTGCATCTGAGATGGCATTTCACCTGACAGGGCGATACCCCGAATGGTGGCAGGGTGCAAGGTTTTCCCGACCTATAACTGCATGGGCGGCTGGTAATACAACTGCAAATACAAGGGATATAGTACAGGCAGAGATGCTTGGTGAACCCGGAGATGAGGATGAATTCGGAAAAGGTTCAATACCAAAGCAATACATAGTTGGTACTCCCTTGAGAATGCCCGGTGTTCCAAATGCATACCAGAGTTTAAATGTTAAACATGTATCTGGAAGGAACTCTAAGCTCATCTTTAAATCCTATGAGCAGGGGAAGATGCAATGGATGGGTAAGGCAGTAGATGTTACATGGCTGGATGAAGAACCTCCGCAGGATATATACTCGCAAGCCCTGAGAGCCGCACTTAAAAGTGGTGGAATTGTCTATATGACCTTTACTCCAGAAAGCGGAATGACTGAAGTTGTAACTCAGTTTATGACTAAGTTGGGACAGTCACAGGCTCTTTATCATGCAACATGGGATGATGCAATACACCTGAATGAAGATGTAAAAAAAGAGATACTAGCCGCACTTCCTCCGCATGAAAGGGATATGCGTTCTAAAGGAGTACCAATTCTAGGCTCTGGACTTGTATTTCCATTAGATGAAAATGATTTAAAAATAGAACCATTTGCAATACCTGAATATTGGCCTCGTTTATGTGGAATAGACTTTGGATGGGATCACCCAACCGCCGCAGTCTGGATTGCATGGGATAGAGATACAGACACAGTTTATGTTTATGACTGTTATCGCAAATCCTCTGAGACACCAGTAGTTCATTCTGCGGCAATAAAGGAAAGAGGAGATTGGGTTCCGGTAATATGGCCTCATGATGGATCACAACATGATAAAGGATCAGGAAAGCCATTATCGGAAATATACCGAAAGCAGGGTGTAAATATGGCACATAAACACTTTGAAAATCCAACTGGTGGTATTTCTATTGAACCGGGTATTATGGATATGCTACAAAGGATGCAGACAGGAAGATTTAAAGTATTCAATTATTTAGGGTTGTGGTTTGAAGAACTTAGAATGTATCATAGGAAAGATGGTAAGATCGTAAAGGCGCATGATGATCTTATGAGTGCAACCAGATATGCATCGCAATCATTGCAGTTTGCATCTCTGAGTCGTGCTAAGAAAATGCCTAGAAAGGCAATTAGTGATTATGATCACTATAATTACCATGAAAGGGCATATGCGTGAAATAATAAAAGTCTTGCAAATATATAATTGCGGTTGTATTTTTGAGACAGTTAATAACAATCTAAGATAAAAGGTAAATATGGGAATGTTTAGTAGTTTTGGTAAGACAATTACGAGAGCACTTGATCAAACTGTTGGTGAAACGATGCCCGGAGGTAAAGCATGGGAACAGAGAAAAGGTGCATTAGGTAAATGGGACCCGGGAAAAGGTTGGTTAGGACATGCTACGGCACAAATTTATGGTGGAACAACAAAAGATATATTTGACCAAATGCAAGGAAAAGGCGATGAAGGTGATGATCAAAGTACTGCACCTCCTGATTTGAGTGCTGGCGAAGTTGATCCAGATGCAGAATTGGGTGCATTGCAGGATATACGGAGAGAGAAACATGGAAGATCGGCAATGAATCTTGCTCCAGCTTCAGGTTCATCAATATTAACATCAAGATAGGAGGTCATTATGACACCAGTAGCACCACAGATGCAAGGAGAAAGTGACGAAGAATATAAGAAAAGGATGCAAGCATTTCAAGATTCAGGTGGTTATCAGCCCATGTTAGATCAACAGGTAGTAGCGGCAGACCCTTTTGGAGCAGGAGAAGGTACAGCAGGCTCTATCGGAGGAGGATATGGTAAAAAGCGTGTTGGTGAACAATCCAGAGGGCAGATGAATCTTACTGGCTCTAGGAGAAGTAGTATTTTAACAGGAGGATAATATGGTTGCACCTTACAAACCACATAAAATTCAATCTGCACCAGAAGGAAGAGGCGGTACAGGTGGACGTGGATCAGGAAGATGGATGAATCCAGAAGATTTTGAAGATAAGTATGGATATGACTATACTGATGATCCAGATTTTGACAGCCGATCTGATGCAGGAGGTACACAAGACCTTACAGGTTCTCTTCAAAAAGCAGAAGCCTCATCAATAGGTGGAGGATACGGCAAGAAAAGAGTAGGTCAAGAATCCAGAGGACAAATGGATTATACAAAAGGACAAACTCGTAGTATTTTAACTTCCTAAAATATATGGCAGATCAAAATACAGAATTAGGTGCTGTAATTGACAGACACCATGAGAAATTAAAAAACAACCGCAGGGTATGGGAGCGTGAGTGGCAGGAAATGGCAGAATATGTCCTTCCTCATCGCTCTGATTTTACTACTACTCATTCTAAAGGCGATAATAGAATGGGAATGGCGTTTGAAGGTACAGCAATGCGATTATTGAAACGCTTTGCCTCAAATATCCATAATGTATTTACGCCAATGGGTGCAGAATGGTTTAAGTTGACTACAGGTCTTGGTCAATTGGATAAAAACCGTAATGTTGCCCTATGGCTTGAAGAAGCATCTAAAATAGTAAAACATCATGTATCACGACCAGCATCAAACTTCCAAAGTGCAATATTTCAGTATTACTTGGAAGCAGGGTCTTTCGGAACTGGCATCATATTTGTTGAGGATTTGCCGGGATTCGGCCCTCGTTTCCGCAATTTTCCTCTTTCGGATTGTATATTGGGTAGCGGAAGTGAAATGGAAATTGACACGATATATCGCAACTATAAACAAACGGCAAAAGACCTAGTATCAAGATTTGATCCACAAACTCTACCTGAACAGATTGTAGAAAAAGGGTTTGGAACAAAAATGCTGGACGAATACGATGTAGTTCATGCAGTATTTCCTTCTTGGACAATACAAAACTTCCTTCCAGAAGGATTTATGAAGCCTTTTGTATCTGTTCATTACCTGAAAGACAAGAAACAGCTATTGAATTTCGGTGGCTATGAGGAAATGCCTTATATCTGTGCAAGATGGGAACGATCAGACAGGGAAATCTATGGAAGAGGGCCAACATGGGAAATAATGCCCGATATAAGGCTTATTACAGAAGTTGACAGAACATATTTAAAGGCTGTTCAGAAATCGGTATCTCCGCCTCTGTTTGTGCCGGATTCTGGACTCTTAGACCCCCTAGATACTACCCCGGATGCGATAAATTATTACTCAATCGGGCTAGGGGGCAAGGATATGATATTTGAAGCTCCAACTAATGCAAGACCAGATTATGCAGAAAAATTAAATGCAAAATGTACTGCGGCAATTAGAGAAGGATACTTCCTAGATTTACTTGAACTACCCGGCCCGGTAGCACCAGATGGTGATGTAATGCGCTTCTCTGCAACAGAAGTTTCAGTCAGGATGAGACAGAGAATGCCTGTACTTGGGCCAATATTAGCAAGACAGGAAGCAGAATTCCTTGATCCGTTGATAAGAAGGACAATTAATGTATTGATGAGGTCTTTCCAGTTACCAGAAATGCCTGATGAGATGGAAAACCAGTTTAAAATTGAATATATGAATCCAGTTTCCATTGCAATGCGATCAGGAGAGATAAATTCCATGAATCAGTTATTTGAGATGATTATGCCTCTTGCTCAGATTGACCAGACTATACCAATGTACTTTAATACTCAGCAAATACTCTCAAATACTGCGGAAGTCCTGCAAATACCAACATCTAACTTGAGAACAAAAGAAGAAGTTGATGCAATGATTAAAGAACAGCAGAGACAGCAACAGGAACAGGCAGAAATGCAACAGGCACAAGTTGCTGGTCAATTAAATGAATCAATGGCAAAAGCTGAGTCACTTAGGGCTGAAGCCGCATGATTTCACGATGGTTACAGGAAAAAGAAAAACGTAAAAGTTTTAAAGAGGTCTTTAGTGGTGAAGAAGGACAGGATGTAATTGCAATGCTTGCAAATGCACACTTTGTCTTTAGAACTTCACATGCTAGTGATCCCTATACATCTGCATGGCAGGAAGGTCAAAGAACTGTGGTAATGGAGATTATTAATCTCGTTGGTGCAGATTTGGAAGCCATAAGAAAAAGAATTGACATGCAGGAACAAGCTCGGGTAGAAAGACGAGCATAACCTTAACAATAATTAGATATGGCAGAAGAAGTAGCTCCTGTAGAAGATTCAGGGCAAGCTGAAGTTGATTCTACTATTCAATTTAACCCATCCTCTATGCCTGTAGGTCTAAGGGATGAACCTAGTCTCCAAACATTTGACTCTGTAGACAAACTTGCTAAGTCCTACGTTAATGCAGTCAAAATGATAGGAGGAAACCCGGATAATCTCATCTCCCTTCCGCAAGAAGGGGAAAGTTGGGATGAAATCTATAATAAACTTGGAAGACCAGATCAAGCAAATGGCTATGATTTTGGTGAAGATGATGAAGGTGTACTGGATGACTTTAAGGAATTCGCACACCATAATAATCTTACTCAGGATCAGGCAGATAACTTGTTAGGTCTTTTCTCAGATTTACAAGAGGAAGATGCCAAAAATGAGGAACAAGCTATGGAGGACTTAAAAGTTCAGACTACTATCGGACTCCAACGAGATTGGGGAAAGAATTACGATGGTAATCTGGATTATGCCCGAAGAGCTTATGCTCAATTTGGAACTCCTGAACTAACTGAAATAATGGATGGTTCTGGCTTTGGCAACCACCCTGAAGTGATCAAAGCCTTTTCAAAAGTAGGTCAGTTACTAGGAGAAGAAGCACTTGCAGTAGGCACAGGATTAGGCCGAAATCAAATGTCTCCGCAATCTGCGCAGGAAGAAATTCAGGCTCTTTATGCTGATAAGGATTTTTCACAAGCATATCGTGATAATCGTGATCCTAATCACAAAACTGCGATGAATAAAATGGATAGGCTATTTAAACAGGCGTATCCACAACAAAAACGAGTAAGATAATATCACCCCTCCATAGTGGAGGATAAAGCCGAACAAGAAATAATAGGCAGACAAGCAATTGCCCTGCTGAAAATTTTCTTGAGACCCTTTATGGACAATCTCTAGGTAAGAGTGAGTTTAACTTTATGCACACAAGTGCATGAGATTTCTATAAAAGGTACAACATGGCTAATTTTTATGATATTGAAACGTCTTATATACATCGCTATTCTGCTGATGTATTACATGCGCTTCAACAAAAGACTACCCGGTTACGGAATTTTGTAACTAATAAGCCAGACTGTCAAGGTGTTGCCGAGTTTATTGATAAGATCGGAACTAACGAAGCACTAGATAAAGTTGCACGTTTTGCAGATTCGCCAGTACAGGCAATATCCCATCAACGTAGGAGAGTATCAGCACAACCTAAAAATGCTGGATTCTTTGTAGAAGGTTTTGACACTCGTAGAATGAACTATGATGTGTTCCAGCCTTATGCAGAAGCTACGTCAATGGCTATGGCTCGTAAGATGGATACTGTAATCATTGATGCCGCATTTGGTTCTGCTTATGAATCAGATGGTGGAGTTATGGACGGTGCAACCGAAATAGTTTGGAATGACACTAATTTCCCAAATCAATTTATTGATGTTGATTTTCAAGTAGGTACTGCAACTGTTGACTATAGTGGTATTGATAACTCTGCTGGTAATCGCAGAACATTATCAATCGACAAATTGTTAAAGGCTCGCAGGATTCTTTCTGAAAATGAAGCAGATCAGTATGATGAAGGTGGTAATCCACTTTATTTCATAGTTTGTTCTGCGGCTCAGATAGAGGCTCTACTCCATTCAACAACAATACAAAGTGTGGATTATAATAATATTCGTGCTTTGGTTGAGGGACAAACCAATTACTATGCTGGGTTCCAGTTTATTAGGCACGAAGGTATGCCTACAACTGGTTCTAGTGATACGCTGACAGAGCAAGTGTTAGCATTTCATCCGCAAGGTTTGGCTTTTTGTTCTTGGGAAGAACCGATAACAGAAATTGAAAGACGTTCTGACAAATCTTTTGTTCCATATGCATATTTTGAAATGGATATTGGCGCAACTAGGGTTTGGGAAGAGATGGTTATTCAAATTGATTGTTTCGTAACTGCTTAACCTATAATCTGAAAAGGACAATATGGCTGATCAATATGCTGTAAATCATAAGAAACGACATGTAACTGTTCCTGCAAAGCTGACTGATGTCGCTGATCAGGGTGGGCGCATGCGTATGATGTATGATATATTCACTTTTACGTCGCCAAATATTGCGATGGCAATTAATGACACAATATCCTTTGGTAAACTGCCTCCCGGAGCAAAAGTATGGGATGCTAGTTTACATCAATCAGCAACACTAGGTTCTAGTTGCCAATTGAGTTTAGGATATACTGGTGCGGCTACTGCTTTTCTAGCGGCGGCTGTTGCCACAGGTGCAGGAACACGTTATATGAGAGAAGGAGTAAGTAATATTACTCAAGCTCCTGTAACAATTACTTCTGAAGTTACTGTAATGGCTACATTAACTGCGGCAGTAAGTTCTTCTACTGCGGCATTTGTCGAAGTAAGAATATATTACACAGTTGATTAATATCAATCGGGGGTTGGGTAACTGACCCCCATTTCTAACAGTTTACTATGGATAAAACTGGTATAGCTAACCTCGCCTTGAGTAATCTAGGTGAAGCTAGGATACAAAATCTTACAGAAAATAGTGCAAGAGCAAGAGCATGTTCTGCAAGAATAGAAGGATGCATTGAAACTGTACTGAGAATGAATGTATGGAATAGTGCATTGGAACGTAAACTTCTAACTCAAATAGAAGCACCAGTATTCGGCTGGAACTATACTTATCAACTTCCTGCTGACTGTATAAAAGTAGTTGAAGTTGAGCCTGTATCTAAATTTCAGGTTGAAAAAAAGAATATATTATCAAATGAAACCTCATTATATTTACTATATGTAGCAACACCAACAGATACTAATAATTTAGATGCATTGTTGGCTGAAGCAATAGCAATGAAACTTGCCGTAGAAATTGCTGAAACCCTTACAAGTAAAGATGGGTTAAAGTCAGAAATGGCACAAAAATACTTTATGTCCATCCAAGAAGCAAGATCGGCAAATTCAAGAGATAAAACACCAGATCATAGAGAACGATCATCTTATCTTGATGCTAAAAAAGGAAGATATTCTGTTACACATAGAACTTTCAATACTCCTACTATTGGTTATGAAGTTGATCAACAAGCATGGAAAACTAAATGAAGTATGAGTTTCTTCAACCTAAATTTACAGAAGGTGTATTAGCAAAAAGTCTCCAAGGTCGTTCTAGTGAAGAGTTTTACCATTATGGATACAAAAGCTCTAAGAATATGATTCCGATTCTCTCAGGGCCAGTTGTTAAACGCCCCGGGACGAATTACATAGGAGATGCTAAACATTCTACTGCTGTCTTTATTCCTTTCTTCAAGGATAAGGATAATACTTATATTATAGAATTAGGTTCAACATCACCTTCTTCTGGAGGTTATTTAAGAGTCTGGTCACAGAATCAACTTCTAACAGACAATACAGCAGTCTCAGACCCACCTACATACGAATATACAGCAGTATTTCCATGGACTGCGGCTGAACTTTCTACCCTGAAAACTACACAAAGTGGTGATGTTATCTTTGTGTGCTGTCCTACCAAACCTCCTCAAAAGATATTTCGTACTTTATCTTCTGCTACAACAAGTGGTGTTGCTGATGATAATAGTGTATGGGCAATTGAAGAATTTGTAACCAAAGATGGCCCATATAAAGAAATTAACATATGGGATGAAAGCGACGTTTTAAAAAGATTCACATTGAAATTAACAACTGAGCCTGTTGCTGGAGGATTAGTAGAAATAGGAGATGTACAATTCAATACTATTGATAATACATTGGTACTTGCAAATCATGGACTCCAAGTTGGTCAAAAAATAAGATTAGCTGGTACAGGCAAAGGTTGGGGTAATATAAGACAAAATACTTCTGGATTAACATCTGATAATGGTTACAAACAAACTATGATGGATGGGAGTAAAAGTGTTGATCATGCTGATGCAGAAGGTACAACATATACTGGTTCTCAAGTTTTTGATCTTGATGTCTATGTTATTGCAACAACTTCAACAACATTTTCATTTTCTGATACAGATGGAGGAACAGTCCGGGAATTTGAACTTGTGTTTCAAGAAGAACCAACAACTGCCTCAAATACAAAAGTAACAGTTAAAAAGTTTGTTTATGCGGCTAGTTCTACACCAAGAAGTTTTACTCTTTATAATAATGGATCAACTGGCACTACTGAAACAAATGCATATTTCAAAGATGAGGATGAAGGTCGTCTTATAAGAATTAATCCATTATTAAAAGGTGGTAGCAACATAGGAGGTATTAAATGGGCTTGGGGAATAATTACTGCTGTAACCGAAGGTAGTTCTGTCATTACTGTTACATTAAAATCGGAAATGGCAAACACAAGAGGTTCTTATGGAACTTCAGAATTCAGGTTAGGTGCATTTAGTGAAGGTGAAGGATTCCCACATGTAGCACAAATATATCAACAAAGAATGGTATTGGCGGCAACTGCTGTGCAACCATCTACAATCTGGTTATCTGAAACTGCAAACTTCTATTCATTTGCACCAACAGTTATATCAGAGCAAGGTAGTCCAGATTCAGTTACAGAAGGAGTTTCAACAGAAATTATAATAGATTCAAATGCTCTTACCTTTACTTTGGATTCAGATACATTGGATGAAATAAAGTGGCTTGGAGAATCAAAGAAACTTTCAATGGGTACTTCTGCTGGAATATATATGTTGTATGGTTCAGAAACCGACCTGAGTATTACACCATTCAGATTTACTATTAACCGGGAAACATCATTCTCTGCAACTGATACTGCACCAGTTATTATTTCAAATGCATTGTTATATACACAAATTGGAGGCAAAGATGTTCAGTCTCTTGAATTGGAAGCAAATACAGCTAACCAATGGGTTGCAAGTAAAATATCCCTTAAAGGCTATGATATAATTAAAGACTCTTCAATTGTGAAAATGGTATGGCAGGAAAGACCTTTTGCTATTATCTGGTTTATGATGGCAAATGGTAAATTACTTTCACTTAGTTATGATCGTAGTTTAGAATTTCAGGCATGGTCTGAACATATAATTGCAGGAAAGATATACCGCATAGTTACTGCAACAATACAAGCAACTGCAAATAGTACATTTATTCCAAGTAGTGATAGTGGATTGTTACTAACTGATGATGCACATGGATTATTAAATACTAATATTGTACAAGTAACTACAACTGGTACTCTGCCAACTGGACTTAGTTTAAGTACAAATTACTATGTTGTGAATAAAACAACCAATAACTTTAAACTTGCACTAACTTCAGGAGGATCAGCAATAGCATTTACTGATATTGGTGGTGGTACACACTCATGGCATAAACCTACAATTTACACAGTCGCAGGAGATCAGACAGATTCAGTAACAGGTTCAGGATTATTTGTGGTAGATAAATATGCTACTGTATCCAACTATGCAGATTCTAACTGGAATGTTAGTCAGGAAATAATGAATGTATTATATACAGGAGGTAATACAGAAATAACAACTCGTCTTGATTCATCAGGTTTTGCAAGTACAACTGCAACTAATCCCATAATAGAGGCAGATGGAAGTTCACATGCACAAGTAACTGATATTGATATGATCCCAACTGCAAGCCATGACCAGATATGGTTTAAAATAAAAAGAACTATAAATGGGTCTGATGTTTATCATGTTGAAACACTAGGCAGATTCCCAACAGAAGGTGCATTGGATCGCAATGCCTTTGTATTCTCTGATAGTGCAGTTACAGGTACAGTTACTTCATCCAAGATTGTTAGTGGTCTTAAACATCTTAGGAATGAAGAAGTACAGATATATTATGAAGGTATGCAACATTCTAATTTAACTGTTACAAATACTGGTGGATCAGATGAAACTATTACTTTAAGTCATACTGAAGGTAATGAACATGTAACAGGACTTCCTTATGATGCAGAAATAGAAACATTAGCTCCCTCTGCACCAGAAAATCAATTCTCCTATACTAAAAGATTGATTAAAGCCGCAGTATTAATAGAAGAATCACTAGGTATTCAGCTAGAATATAATGATCTTTCAGAAGAATTACTATTCAGAACAACACAAGATGCAATGGGAAGACAGATTCCGTTATTCTCAGGATTGAGAAAACTGTCATTGTCAGGAATTGGTTGGGAGGCACATAATCTAAGGATTGTTTCTAATGGCCCATTTCCAATGCAGTTAAATGCTGTTATTATAGAAGCAGAAACAGGAGGATCATAATGGATCGTGAATCTGCAAGGTTTCAATTTGAAGATATGACTGAAAGGTTTAATATTGAACATACTTTCTCTTTTGATGAAGCATGGGACTTTGTTGAATATAAACAACATCAGTCAAACCTGACTAATGCAGATGAATACTTCCCTAGTCAATATACAAAAGAAGAATTCAGGCAAGGTATAATTGCCCTGCAAAATGAAATGCTGAAAGATGAAAATACCAAGACTCCAGAAAGGAATCCTGATTTTAATCCAGTAAAGCATACATTTTGTAAAAACCAGTATGTAAGAGAAATCTTTAATCCTGCTGGTCAGATGCTAGTAACAAAAATACACAAAGTAGAACATCCATTCTTTCTGTTAAAAGGAGAGATGTCTATATTATCTGAAGAAGGTGAAATGCGTATTACTGCACCTTATTATGGTGTTACTCCAGTAGGAACAAAAAGAGTTATCTTGGCACATACAGATTGTACTTTTGTAACAGTACATCCAACTGATAAAAAAGATTTAGTAGAGATTGAAGATGAACTCATTGCTGAAAATTATAAACAACTGGAGGTAGCATGAGTTGG